NTCAAAGGCCCCCGTCTCTTTGTCAAGGCGCAGAATCGCTACTCTGTCTGGTGGCTGGTAGTATTCCGCAGTACAGAGATGAGCATAGGCCGCAACTTGATACTTCGTGTCATCATAGATAGCCTTGGCAGTCTTGAAGTCAATCACCCAAAGGTTTCGGTCATCGTCGTGTGCTATCCAGTCAAGGGTGCCACCAAAGGCCATATCTTCACACACGAGTTGGACTTCTGAGGCAACTGTTTGTAGCTTGTGGCTGTCCCTCCACTCCAAGAAGGCAAGATAGGCGTTCTCGGCCTTGTCCAGGTCCTCTGGCGGGAAGGGAGTCAGGTCGGGCTTCTCTCCCTTGATCTCGCACTCGATGAGGTAATGGGCTATGGTTCCGATGTCCGCCGCCTTGTCCCGCACCTTCCGGTAGTCCAGCCCGTCCACGCCGCACTGCCAAGCCCAGTGGATCAGCGCAGGCTTGGCGAGAATCCCCAGAATGGTCGTGACAGAGGGAACCTTGGTGCCGTCAGCGAGCTTATACACGGTATGGATTTTCGTTGTCGCTACCATCTTCACTCCTCCTGCAACTTACGGATAGCCTCGTCCAATTCGTCAATCTCATGCCGAAGCTCGGCTTCGCCCTGTCGCAGTGCATCGGCCACCGCATCACTGGGGTCCAATGGGTAACTGGCAAAAAATTTCGCCTCTAAAGCCTGTAGTTCCTGTCTGTGGCGTTTCAATTCCTGTAAGTTGCCCATCACTCCTCCTTAGCGGCCTTCACCATGTACGCCCTAAGAGCCGTTAGATAACACACACAGCAAAGGTCAGCCTTCACGCCTTCTCCAATCCTGATGTCCGCTCTAATCGAAACGGAGTAGAAAGGCTTGTGGTCGGCGAAAAGCCACTGATGGTCATACTCACTCGGCGGATTTCCTTCTACCCACTTTCCGCATATGTCACACTTGAATCCTTGCATCCTATTCCTCCTTAGCGGCCTTCTCCGCCAGAAACGCCACGAACTTCTCCTCCCAATCCCGCAGCATGGCCTCCTCCAAAAGCTCCTCCCAGTAAAGGTCCGGCAGTACCTGTTCAGTGCAGTTATTCATATCTGGTCAATCCTCCTGTGCAGATACTCCACCAGTTCCCGGGTCTTCTTCTCCGCCTGTTCCACCGTTAGAATCACCGTGAAGGCTCCCTTGAACCACAGGGACAGGGACTCCTCATTGAACACCTCTTCGAGGGCTTCCTTAACCGCTCCCTTCAGCATTCGGAGCAACAGCCGTTGCCACCAGGTCTTCATGTATCCCCCTTAGCCGTCAGCTTCAACCGCCGCCGTTGGCACTCAGCACAGTTGTCTGGCGAGTCGTGGTTGTAATCCTCCCGAGGGCCGAAGTAAAGCCCATGCTTCCCGCACAAACTCTCGGAGTCGCCCACTTGAAAGTAGTGGCTCTTCCTTGCCCTTGGTGGTGGATAACCCCAACCTGCTGCCATATCTCTAGTGAACGTGTTGCTCATGTATCCCCCTTTCAGGCGGGCCTAGGCCTCGCCTAGAGCTAGACCCGCCGTTAACATCGTCCCGCCTATGTTCAGCCACATGGTTGGTGAACTTGAGTTGTAAGATGTCAGGATCATCCCCCGTATTGCATATCTCCTGGCCGCACCTGGGACAAAGGATTGAGAAGGTTATCACTTCACTTCTCCTTTCAGCACCGCGCTGGCCAGGGCTTCAAGGGGGGTATCGCCGTATCCCCAGATAGTGTTCGCCCACATAGCCCCATACACCTTGCCTTGGCTAATAGGGAGGTCTGGCTCGATCCCTGTTGGTACGTAGTGTTCAAGAATCCTGAATCCAGGTTGGTGTACTAGCGCCCACAGCATCTCTGGCTCGGACTTCGGCACTCGGCCTGTGCCCTTGCAATGCGGACAATTCTGGTCGCCAAAGCCATGAGTCCAGCGACCTTGGCTTTTGCTGAGCACTCTAACGGGACAGCATTGGGTCAGCCCCGGGAACTCCAGGCCCGTGGGAAGCTTGTTCTCTTGGCAGGAGGGGCAGTCATACACCATGTATGTCTCTTGGTCGGGCAAATCTGCATCAGCGTGAAGATGCAACGTACCTTTGCACATGTGGCAAGGCAACCTCTGGAGCTGTTCAACTGCGCTCATCGCTGGAACTCCGCTTCGTACTCTCGGGCCACGTTCGCCAGCGTTATGCAGGCATCCCCGTTCAGGTCTGCCTTTGCCCGCCTTCTCAGGTCATCAATGACTTTCTGTAGCTGCTCGTCGGCTGCCTCTCTCGCTGGCCGAAAGTCGATACCCTGATACGCCTTGACCCAGCCATCAATGGTTGAGTTATCCAGTCTCACTCCCATCGCTCTTACCTCCTCACGTGGCTAACTGGAATCCAGAAACCTTCGCCCAACTTGTTGGCGCAACCCTCTCCCCAGAAAGACACTTTGCAGTTGCTGATACCATCGCTGTGTTTTTCCCCTTGGTAATTGAGGGGTTCCACGCCCAGCAAGTTTCCCTCGATGGCCTTTATCCGAACACTATGGAATCCCGTCACAGCCCCAAGGCAACCTGGCCTTTCCCACATAGCTAGTATTTTGTGATATGGCCAAGGCATGGCACTCCCGTCCCTAGGAATTACTATGTCTCCAAGGCGTATCTCTTGGCATATGGAACCTGAGCCACCGCACTTGTCGCACCTTGTCCTTATGGTTGCCATCTCTTACCTCCTTTAATGCCCCTGTTTGCCACGGAGAGCGGTTCTGGAGGCCCGACCAGTGGTTGGAGCCGTGCTCGGCCTTCTTCTTCGCTGTGTGCGTGACATCAGCTTGATTCTCGGTTTCGCCTACCTCAACCTGTCGTTGATTGCCGCTGCCTCTTGGCTCTCGCCGTCGTTTTCGGGAACAATCCGCTGAACAACATCCAGTTCGACCCGGCCAGCCGTGCGCTCCGATTTGTCAACTGCATCGGGGCTTTCGACGAAGAACCCTTCGCCGTAGCTGAAAACTAGGAGCACCCTGCCATGCTGTAGACTTCTGTAGTAGTGGTCGTTTTCGACTTCGGCCTTCAAGATGACTCTCATTTAGCCTTCTTTCCCAGCTGGAATCCCATGACTCTCAGCGCCAGCAAGATGGCCACGATCATCACCTCATCGTCGGCGAAGTCGTAGGTTCCAACCATCTGGCACGCCTTGATTGCTTCTAGGGCTTCAGTGCGGGTCATCGCTTACCCCCTTGAAATCACAGAACTAACCGTGCGGTTCGAGGAAACCATCGCTCGTACACATCGCTATGAGCCCGTACCAACCACAGCCTCAGGCTCTCTCCGTGCCGCACCACAATGGCGTTCTCAGCATGGCCCCTGTAATACACGACGCCGACGCTATTGAGGCCAAAGGCTTCGCTAACGTGTACCACGAAAGAACGTGCCAGATCGTCACAGTCCCGCCTTTCTGCGACAAACGGCATCCTGTCCGTCCAGTCCCAGCGCAACAACTTCTCCAAGTCTTCGGCGTTGATGACCCAATAGTTGCTGTCCTGCACCCACCATTCAACGCCCGCAGGCACGATTTCGCGGACTTCCTGCCACGTCACCTGTTCAGTCGGCAGTGAGGGCAACCCTACGGAGATTACCGCTGGGAACAGGAAGGCAAGAATGACGCCCAGTTTCATCGGTACTGCCCCAAAATAGAAGACACCCTGGCGGGGCTGTCATCATAGGGAAGAGGGTTAGGCCGTGAGCGGCACGGAGGGGCTAACTCCACGCAGAGGCCTACTAGGGGAACCCTGCCAGGGTGCCGTGGGGATTGTGAACCGTACATTTGAAACCCCCTGCCCTTTGTGATGACAGGGGGAGGGTATCATACTGTGGGACACTTGTCAATAGGGAAAAGGGGTGAGTTTTATACGAGTTTATCCAGCTTGCAAAGTTTCGGACTTACCGTTATTCTCTTTTTGAGAGAAGGATGAAAGAGCAGCAGAATCATTGGGCAGTTCTCATCGGTATCGGTCTGCTAGCGCTGGTTCTCAGTGTCGGCTGCGGCGACACCATTAAATTCCGCTATGACAGTTTCATGTCAGAGACGAATTGCCGAGACTTCGGAACTTGGCGGCAAGCCCAAACTTTCTTTGAAGCAGCAGGTGGACCTGATTATGACCCGCATCGGCTAGACCCTGACCGAGACGGTATCGCCTGCGAGATGTTGCCTGGTGCACCCTAGGAGGTTTGGGACTCTTTATCAACGCTTAGTGCGACGCTTCTTAGGTCTGCCTGTCTTCGGGGGGTTCGCAATAAGAGCGTCAAGCTCGTGTTCGTCAATCAGAACTCTCCGTCGGCCAGGTTGACCGTTTCTTTGAACACCAATTTTGTCTAAGTGGCCACGTTGCACCCACTTGCGAATTCTCTCCCAACTGCACTGCTTCTTCTTTGCGGCAGCCTCGATGGTGATAGGCTTCGGCGGCGGCTGTATGGCATTCACCACCCGTTTGCTCTCCTCTTCTGAGTGGCCGTTCTCCATGAGTTGCCTACGTATATACGCCAGTTCTTCGGGGCTGAACCAGAACCTTCGGTCCCTTGATTTTACCATCAAGCGCACCATCCTTTCAAACTTGGCGCGCTCGGCGAGACTCGAACTCGCGGCCTTTGGGTCCGCAATCCGTAGCAGACTTAGCGGACTGTAACGCTGATGCTCAGTGATCATCCTGATTATACGCAAATGATGGTATCTTTGCCACATCTGAGGCGTCTTCCAGCCCCCGATGGCACGGCCTTCTGTTTCCGACCCCTCCCACAAGGTCGCAAAGGTATGGCGTAGACGGTGAGCGGACATCAACGCCCCCCGAAAGCCAGCTCGCTTGAATGCTTTACGCACTACTTTCCCGAGAGTATCCAGCCTCAACGGGCCTTGTGGCCCGAGCCAGATGGTGCCACCTACATACTTCTTGCCCTCTTCTGCAATCGCCTTGAGCATACCGATAACGATGGGGCTGACTGGAACAAAACGAGTCCCAGTCTTGCCATCGACTATGACAATATCATCCTTGAGGCTTGAGGCTGAGATGGAGTGGGCTTCCCCTATCCTCATGCCAGTGTCGGCCAGAAGCCACAGTAGCGCCCGGTCACGGTCAGGGTGGTCTGGGTGATTCAGGAGTTTCACCACGTCTTCTGGTTCGAGATAGTAAGGTGCTGTAAGGTGGTTCTTTGGACTCTCGACCCGTGGCATGGGATTGGGCAAAGACTGGCGTTTTTCAACCCAGTTGTAGAACGTACGTAGAGTTACATAGTGGTTCCAACGGTAGCGTCTGCCAGGTATCTTGGTCAGGAACGCCTCAATAGGTTCGGGTTCACATGGCAAAGAGGGATGTTCTTCGGTGAATTTCTTGAGATGCAATTCATAGGATTCTAATGTACTAACCGCCCGTCCCGCACTCCGCTTGGCCGCCAGAAAAGCATCTACAAGTTCGATTGTAGAGAGCACATCTTCACGCTAGCAGATAATTGGTGAGGATTGAGTAAGAATTGGGTGATGCAAGGCGAAGGAAGGGTGAGGGAAAGGTAACGAAACGGTAACGGTTGGTGAGAATCTACGGATTAGAACGCTTAACGCACCACTCGTCCACGATTTCCTGTTGGTAGAAGAAAATATCTTCCAGAACGGTGTAAGTCAGGTCAATCTCTCCTTGCAGGAGAAGCCGCAGGGCTATCTCGCAGCGGTTGGCCTGAGACTGTACGGCTTCCTCCAATCGTCTCTTCTGGCTGTCAAGCATTAGAGTGTCACCGTCACCTGATCTGCCACCGCTGCCCCAGGCCGAAGGTTGATTACCGGAGCGCCGATGGGAAGCGGCTCCTTGCCCATCTTCTCGACGTAACTAGGCGGTATGTTCTGCATATACCCGCGCAGCCAGCCCCCTGTGCAAACGGCAATCCTCTGCTGGTCGGTCAGGTCAATGTTGGCATCGAGGTTGAGCGGGAATGATCTCGTCATCAGAATCCAGTGCAGGTGTCCCATCATGTGAAAACGGGCACCAGTTCTCAGCAAGCCTTTCTTGAGCCGGTTGATAACGCCGCCCTCCGTCTGAGCCCAACCGCTACCGTGTTCAAAGCTGCCGTCAATCTGAGTTACCTTTCGGCCACGGTCAAACTTGAAAGCGATAAGAGCCGAAGCCCTCAGCCGACGCACTCCCAAGTCCTTGCAGATGTTCGCCATGATGTCCACATGATTGCGCCGCCGCAGCGCGTCTTCGTGGTTCCCATCCAACAAGCCTAACAACTGGTCTTTGATAGGCCAGAGGAGATTGACCGCCCACTCCCGCTGACATTCCGCAATGTTGTAGTAGTCTACCCAAGGCGCTATCACTCCCTCATCCCATCGTGGGTCAGATGGGGTAATGCAGTCGGCTAAGTCGCCCATGCCGATAGCGAGGCCAAACGGGTCTTCGGTGATTTGCTTAATTCGCGACTTTAGCTGCTTCTCTGCACAGTGGAGGAGACCACCGTGAGCATCACCAATTCCGTGCAGGTGAAATTCGTCTCTGCGGCTGCGGTACTTGATGCGGTACTCTAGGGTTTCCAACTATTTCGCCTGTCTGTCCCAGAGGTCTTCCAAACGCTGCTCAATCTTGGCCAGAGTGAGTTGTATGTCGGTCAGGCTTCGCAGAATCGCACCATTTACAGAGCGATTGGAATTGGGATTCTTGCCCTTTCTATTCCCAACCCATTGCCCCAGAACCCACAGCGTCAGGATAATTGCCGCTGCTGGGGCTCCTATTGCCGATGCCAAATCTGTTGCAGTCATCGTAGCCTCAGTTGGTTGGATTGTACCGACTCCTGTTTGGCATCAATCCTCACTTTCTTGAGGCTTGAGAGAGTCAATCACTGGCTGCAAATTGATGCCCCATATCCGAGGGCCTACCTGGTCTTTATCGAGCATAGCCCTGAGCCAGTCGTACTCTGCCTCCTCGATTTTCAGAACACCGTCAGGCGAATCGTCCATCTGCTTAAACAGTCGTGCCACATGGATTGTCCCCTGAGTGGTGAGTTGGTCTCTAGGGAGGTTAAAGACGGTTATCTGAATCACGTCCTTCGTTGTGGCCTCACGCGTTGCGGTCTCACCATCCTCCGTATCCGGTACTCGGAGCAGCGGTCCAGCCACAGATTTTACTTGGCCGATGCTGATTGTCTTCACTCCATACCTCCTTAGTTCTCCAGTTGGGCTACTCGTGACTTCAGGGCTTCGTTTTCCTCTTTGAGCCACTTCGCAGCGGCAAGTGCGACGCTCGCTATGTCCTTGGCTGCAATGCCGTCCCGCCTCGGTGTTGCCAACGCCTCTGGGACATCCTCGGCAATAAACCCTATACGCCTGTAACCACCATCGCCCGAGATGTCCTTGTATCGGTAGCTCACAGGTTCCACAGCCTCAAGAATATCCATGAGTTCCTGCATTACCACAGGAGATATGTCTGTCTTACCTGCCCTTGTTGAAGCGTCCGTCCAGACACCAGCGTTGGTGAGGAAGCATCCACTCACGTTGGTATCAATCATGTGGGCGGTCGTGATTGTCACATTGGTTCCAGCCACGATTGCGCTGATGAAGACGCTGCTGGCTTCGTCTACCGTTACAGCCCCACCAGACTGAGCTATGGTAGGCGCACCGATATGAAGCTGTACGCCGTCCATCGCAGTCGTTACCCGAGTCGTGCCAGCCAGCGTAGCTGTGTACGCAGGCAGAGCCACGGCCCTGTGCCATGCAGTTGCAGCATCGGGTAGCGTCGGAGTAAGTGGCGTAATCAGGCAGCTAGTCACACCGCTAGACTCGTTATCGCCACGTATGTTCACGCGCTCATTTGTAGTCTGCGCCCCCGTTCGAGTAACTGCCAAGACAAGTTCCCCCCCCACCGCATTGGCGGCGGGCGTAGCGTCGTCTACCAAGGCGAAGATGCGTGCCACTTGGCTTACGAAGTCAGTCCCGTCGTCCACGTAGAAGTAGATGCTACCAGCAGTGTCATTGTTGGCAACTATGGTGTTGCTGCCTACAGTAGCACCCCGTGACTTCACCAACGAGATTGCGGGGGAGTTGGCATCAGCACACCACCTACCCACGAGGAATGCACTGTCCCGATCGACAGTTCCGAGTACCTGCAACTCGACTGCACCCAAACCCGTAGTTACCTGCGCCGTATGGCCGATTAGGACACCGTACCCATTACCTACGATTACGTCACCACCAAAAGTTGCCCCACTATCCTTCAGAACCACTCCATCAATCGTCACCCCCCCCGCAGCCGTATGCTCATAGATGGTGTCAACACTGATGTCGTCTATGATGTCGATGTTCGTGAGTTGAATCTTGTTCCGGGCATCAATCAGGAAGTTCTTGGCACTGTCGGTAACGCAGACCAGCCACGTCTTCGTAATGTCCTGTGTGTCGAAGTTCCAGAGTCCGTCTGAATCCGTAGTATCCGTAGCCGTAGCAGCGCCAGCGGCTTCCCAAGTAGCAGCTTGGTACAAGGATACAGTCAGATTAGGTTTAGGATCGCCTGCCCCGTCAACTACTTTCCCTGCTAGGTCCACACTTCCACTTGGCATAACATCCTCCTATATGATGGGTGTCCAGTCCAGTTTGTCGCCTGCCTCAACAACGGCATAAAAAGTATTGAGAGGCACACTGCCCTCACCAAAATTAAAGGTCACTGACTCACCTGGGGGTATCTCCCTACCCCTTGTGGCCGACACAGTGCTAGTGCCCACAATCACCGACTTCTCATTATCAGACCGAGCGTGAAACTCAATAGAGCTAACACGTTCCGTAGAACTGCTAATCTGCCCTGAACTTGAGACTGTATCGCTATCCCACTTCATCAGTCACTCCGCGGAAGGGCCTCTGAAATCTCGTTACTATACTTCTCCAGCAGAAGCACAAGTCGCTCCCAAGCGTCAGCCCCAGGTTTGAGCAGTTTCTTTATCTCCCTCAACACCTTGGCGTTGCTGGAAGTAGACTGAATTGAAGTCATACCTACATCTCTCTAAGTTGGACTTCAGCAAACACCACTGCCAAACGGGTAGTGATGCCAACGTTAGAAGACACACACTCCAAGCCATATGAGCCGCCAGGCGGTAGAACCACAGGGATGGCTAACGGAACGTACAACTGAGAACCGACCGCAGAGGCCAGTGTGACCTGTGCAGTGTTACCAACTGGCTTCCACAGATCGTCAACTACCGTGGCCCCAAGGTCAAAGATAGCCTTTCCACCGTATGAACCCTGCCGAGACTTGAGGCCTTTGTACGAGGCGATAGCAATATCAGCAGTGGGTTTCGTGGTGGGCTTGTCTACGATGACTACCTGCGATAGCCCATACATGCCCAGCGCCGCAGCAGATGCAGCTTGCAGGGCCGATACTGCCAAGACAATAAGGCTCCTCCCCCCCTCGGGGTTATCGTTATACAGCAGCACACCAGAGGTAGTAGTAGGCGGCGCAATCACGCTCGCCGTAGCCGTTGCCTCACCCACGGTCCAGACCACTCCCTGATTTACCAACTCCGCCATATCGGGCAGTTCCTTGATGGTGTAAACCGCCCCCGTGTCGCTCAGGGTAAGTTGCCTGAAAACGTTGTTGAGCCCTCGTGCTGCGCCTTGGATTAGAACATCAATCATGGCTTTCTCTCCTCCTTCTCTCTATGGAGCTATTAGGGTCAACTGGTATCTTCCCTCTGATTTCTTCCCTCCTACCTCAACCCCCTGCATGTCTGCGATTCTGACTCGATGCGTCTCACTCCCGTTCCCATCTTTAAACGTGAACTGCCCCAAGGTTCGTGTCTCCAAGGCTGTTTTCAGCGCCGCCAAGAGAGTGGTAGCACTCTTGAACCTGTAGTTCCTCGAACAGTCTACCGTGACGTTGAAGCCCCATCTCACGTCCAACAGCTTGATGTACGTCAGCCTGAGCCAGTGTACGTCTGGAGACAAACGTGTATTGCTGCCCCTGACAAGCTCCACCTTGAAGCGAATGGCTTTGAAGTTCACACCTGCGTCAGAGGCGAACGTGAACTCGGCCTCACCGTCGCTGTCAATCTGACCGTCCGCAAAGGTCGTGCTATCGAGAAGAGTCCATACGTCGTCGTCGTAGTCCAGTCCGTAGTAGACTTTGGCATACTCGGTTGAGGATGTCCTGTCCACATAGGCCCTAAGTCTAGCAGCGAGCTTGTCAATGACAGCGTTATCGGCGTCGAACCAAGGCGTGATGTGCTCGCCGCTGGCACCAAACTCGAAGCCAGCTACTTCCAACGGGTTTTGAATAGTGACCTCAAGAGGCACATAAAAGACCGACTTATCCACGCCGAACCATAGGCGGTAAACGTCGTCGGCTGTGCAAATCGTTCCAGCGGTGAGTGCCGTGGCAGTTGAGCCTGAAATGTAAACCACGCTCCAACCGTAAGTGTCCCACCGCAGCACGGCGGAAAAGCCCACACGATCATAGAACTGTGCATCGCCGTAGTATCCCGCTGGATACAAGTCCTGTTCCTCAGTCGTTGTGGCGTCTAGTAGGGCGTAGAGAGCGTTGTGCCCTGGCAAGAGCTTGACGATGTTACCCCTGTACGTTCCCGGCAGTCCGTAGTCTCGGTCAGGTCCCATTGGAATCACCGTCGCAGCATCGTAACGGTAAACCGACATACCAACGGGAAGATAACAAGCGTCCCGCCAAGCAGTCGCCCCCCGACAGGCGTATTCATGAAAGGGCATTCTCAGCCTGGTTTCAATCCACTCAGCGTTATCGAAGTCGAGCACGTAAAGACCTTGCTTCGTTCCAAGATGGATTACAACCTCTCCCGCTGCGTTGTCATACAGAAAGAGAGAGGTGAAGTAGCCTGAAGGCAGGGTTGATAGAGCATTGTTCGTCCAGGTCACGCCTTCGTCAATGGAGTACGCTAGTTGGCCCGTGTTGTCGATCTTGAACAGTTTGCTATCCCATTCGACAAGATACCGAGCAGCTTGGGCTGAGCCTACCAACGTGGCACCGTCTGTCCAAGTTGTTCCGTCAAACCGCTCGAAGTCTGTAGCCACCGCATAGTAGAGTTTGTCTTTGTGAACCAAGGCATCTGTGGGCACGGCGGCCAAGGCGTTTAACTCTGAACCCCATGAGGTAGTGCTTTCAGCCCATTTTCGGACACTCGCGCCAAAGGCCACATACAGTTCGTTGGAATACTCGGTAATGGCAGCCGCATCTGAGGTCGTATCATTGTCGGCGTCTGTGACCAAGACGGGCAGAACGATATGGCCTTTTGTGGCTATTTGGCACGTTGACCACCAGCAGCGGGCAGCGTCCTTAATTTCATCCATGTCCTTGATTCCGATACCGCCCCGCTGGTCTGAGATAATCCAAGAAGACGCAATGACCTCGCTGTCCTTGGTGTAGTCCCCGATAACCTGCTTCTCGGCGAACTGGGACGCCACCATTGGCTGCACAGGACCTACGATGGGGTAGAAGGTGTCAAAGAGGGATATTTCCTTCTTTCTGAATACGTTGGCCATCAGTAGCTCACCTTCCGTCCCCGCGGAGCCACCCTAAGCCGTCCCCGCTCAAGATTCGCCAGTGTTTGAGCACCAGTCATCTTCTTCCAGTGGGCGTCATCCATTTCGTCTGACCGCTTAAAATGCAGGTTGGCCTTCGCCTGATAGACGATATATGCCTCGGAAACGTCGCACTCATCGGCATCCAGCGATAGTTCCGAAGGCGATTGCTGACCGACAAGCCTCAGATTTCGTCCCGCCGTCAGGCTCACCCAGTTGTTGTCGAACCATATCTTGGGCGTCGTGCCGTGCAGTATCCGCCAGTGCCTTAAGTCAATTCGGTTTGCTGAAGGGCTGTACCTATCTGCCGTACCGCTCTCTTGAAATATCTCGTCAATATAGACAAACCCCGAAGGGATGGTGTATTCGTAGGTATCAGCCGCCGTTTCCAGGGTAGCGTCTACCTTATCCTGCAACGCTTCCTCCCCCACCATTGAGATAGCCAGGTTGATGGCTCGGTTTATCTCTTCAGGAGTGAAATCAGGGTACATCTCAAACAAGTCGCCTGCCTCGACAGCCGCAGCCAACGAAGGCGTGAATGTAGTCACGCCAGCAGTTTGAACAAAGTCGCTCACCTTGGTGAAGCTGGTATCTTTGTGGGTCCCAGTGTAGAACCGTCCGTGCCAGTCATTGAAATAATCATCCTCATACCCGGCGAGCGCAGCACAGCCGAACGTGTTGGCGGCAAGGTTGGTATCTGGCGTACCAGTTACCATCTCGCCCATGAGGTCGGCGACTTCTTGACGCAGTTGGTAGAGGTACTTCGCCATTACTTCCTCGCCTTCTTACCAGTCGGCTCCCACCCGTGCCGAGCTGCGTTGCGTGCGTTGGCACTCCGCTGAGCGTTCGCCTTGCTCTTGGAACTGCCCACAACTTTGCCACTGGCCTTTTCAACAATCTTCCAAGGCCTTGAGCCGCTGCCTTTACGAACCGTTACTGGCATCATGTCCTCCTAAGCTACTATGAATATTCTCCGAGCTGATACCGCCGTGGACTCGATGTGGATATACCCCGCCAAAGAGCCGTCGTCGTAGTCATACGCCCTGGATACAAAAGCCTTATCAGCGGCCTGTGCTGGACGCCCTATAGCCACGAGAGCGGTTGGAGTGTAGGCGGTCACTACTTCCTGCAATGGAGAGACAACGCTAGGACCCTGCTTCCACCCTGTACCTATGCCTTCCGCTGACCACGCTGCACTAGTGGAAGTGCGCGAACGGTTTGTAATGTCACTTGCCGTCGTCGTGAAAACACTAGGACTTGCGGCAGCCTCAAAATGGATGTACCCCGAGGGGTCGTCGTAGTCCGTCGAGGGTACGTAGAGTGTTAGGTAAGCTACGTCAATGGTGTCTCCCTGTGACAACGCAGCCGTAACCCACCGCCAAGCAGGCCAATACCTATCAGAAGGGTCGGAGTCATGGTCATACCAGTCACAGTTAGTAGCAGTAATTGAAACCGCACCATCATCCTCCTTCTCTCTAGCGTCATTCTCCGATGCCCCCACCTGCAAGTCCAGCGGCGGGTCTATCACCACTGGATATTGCATCCCTGTGGGGTCGAACTCCAAGACTATGACGCCTGACTCGAACCGCACATCAACGGGTATCGGTTCGTCAAGCTCAGACATGCCAGGATGCCGCACAGAGGGCCTTCTGAGCCGCGCCACCACCTCTCCGTCATGCAACAGATTCCTGCCTTGTCTCTGCAAGCCCTGGCTCTCAAAAGGGATATGAAGCGTGTTGGTGCCCACGGGCCGCTTCAGCACTAGCTTGAACTTGACTCCCGAAGCCGACACTATCAGGTAGAAAGTGTAAGCATCCCTATCCCACGTCCACACACCACCCTGCTTGCTCGTGGGTGTTCCTAAAGTCAGCTCTTCAGGCTTGGATAGCTGTATCCAGACTTGGTCGTTTCCAGGCACGGGGTAGGCTCTCTTCTTGCCGTCCTCCCCCAGTCGTATCAACCGAGGGATACGGGTGAACCGAGCCTGAAACCCGTCTCCGTCAGGCTCAGAATATCCAGGCTCGGCGGGCCAGAAGTCGCCGTACTGGTCCTGATAGTTCTGCCACCCAATGGAGCAGTCCAGTATCCGCTTCTCAGGATGGCCTTCGTCGCTCCTGTCGTGCAGACGGCTGGTGGGCGTCCACCTATCTCGTAGTGCTTTCATCAGTCTTGCGCCGCCACTATAGTTACGCTAAGTTCGTCCGTAGTCCCGCTCTCCGCTGTGGTTTCAAGCCAGACATAGCTATCAGCGGGAATGGTGGCATCGTTGAACGAAGTCACATCCGAGCCAGTGCTCTCGCTCGTTGTAGTAGTCCCGCCAGTCACCACCTCATTCCCTGCATTGCTCCTGTCTGTGGCATGATGTCTGATTGTCCACGTTACTGAGGGGCTAGTACCCCTTACCACGGCCCGCATCTCCGTGATGGTAATAGCTATTGGGGTAAAGAACATCGTGATGTCTTCGGAGCTGGTGGGGTCTTCAACCGTGATGGCCTTGATAACCGTGGTTACATCAGCCCCCGCAGATATGCCGTCCAGTTTGGTGTGGTCAGCGTCAAGAAAGGCTTGCTCTCCAGTGTCGGGGTAGACAGTAGCCCCCGCCTCAATAGCGTCTAGTTTCGTTATCTGTGCGGCTGTAGCCAAGCCCTTCTGGGCGGCGGTTGCATTCTGAATATCGTCCGTGCCGTCCGTATGACTGGTAGCGTGGGTCGGCGGAGTCGTAATAGTGACGTTTACCCTACCGTTCGCAGCATCGTCCGCAGCGGTGATACCAGAGCCGACGAAGTTGACCTTCCGCCGAGACGCAACTTCAACGCCTTCTTCTTGGATTATCGGGGTGCCTGGGTTGTGGATCGCCACTTAAACCTCCACCAAGGCTTCTTTTCCAGGACATCTAGCCTGTCTCTAAGGGCCTGAAATTGCTCTAGGAAGCCCGCGTCCCTTGCTATCAGTTCCACAATATCAGGATGGTACGTGGTGACTATGAAACGCTTGCCTTCGTGGATGGTGGCCAGAATATCGGCCACTTGATCAACTGATCTCGAACGCAAGGCAATCAGGTACGAATCGCCCTTCTCGCTCACCTCGGCGTCGTAGCCCCGTTTGGCTAGATACGTCTTGATTTCCTCTGCCGTAGCCATTAGACCCCCTCTTCGGTGCAGAGTCTCTTGGTTCCCGTGCCAGCGTGAATAGCGTAGACGGCACCGAGAAACAGGTTTTCCTTAGTTATCGTTTCAACGCCGCCATATGCCTGAAGCGGAGGCCCCTTGTCCACTACAGCGGCAGTCCCCTTACCTAGATAAATCGTAGCACCGCTATTGTTCACAAAGCTGGCATACTTCCTATTGGCGTTTGCGGCCATGACTATCGTAGATTCGGTTCCCACGTCTGCGCCGTCTGGGGTAAGTGCCGTCAGCACCGTCGGCTGAGAGTCAACCTCGAATTGGCCGTCCTCATTGGTAACCGGCACCAGAGGCGTGCCAGAGCCGTCCTTCTCCGTATTGGCTACCATAGTCTGAATGTATCGCCCGTCGTCGCCAACTAAGTCTGTTAGTCTTCTGTCTGGCATGGCTATTCCTTGACCACGTCAATCATCTGGCAGATTGCCTCGACCCTATCCTTCATGACCTGTTGGGGTCCGACGACTGCATAGAAAACCATCTCACCGTCTCCCGTGACTCTCAGGCACTCGCCCTCTTTGATCTCGCTGAGCGTCTTCTGCTTCAGGTCAGTCCAGCTTATCTCTTTCACAAAGCCTCCTCTCCAACCAGATGGCGGGTATGCCTTCTGGTTATCTGGGCTATCTCGTCGCTTATGGCAAAAGCAATCCTCATCAACTGTCCATAGCGACGCCCATTGTGTGGAGTATCATCCCGATTGCGCCGTTCCCGCGCTAGCTTTATGAGCGAGCGAAGACGCTTTCCTCGCTGTAGCAGTTCATAGCAGCGACTCCCTGGTGCCCGCCAATGTGCTGGTGACATCTTTATCATTCCCCCTTTTCCTGAGATACAACCTGCCAACCAAGGCAGCCCTCTTCCCCACAATCGCAAGGCTCCCCATGAAGACCGAGAGCATAAAACTCCTCTAGGGTTATGCCGCTTCGTTCTGCATAGCCACGCTCAAACTCTTCCTTGTTCATACACTCCTCCTCGGGTAGCAATACGGGCAGTGACGATACCCGTCCATTCCTCTGCGGCAGATACCACACCGTATCCTGCACCGCTTCCTCTGAGGGTTGAACATCCAGAAGGTCACGCTACCGCCTGGGCCGTGCGACGTGCCCTGAACGTGCACTACCTTGTCGGGCAGCACGGTGTCCATCGTGGCCCACCTATTACCGCCCTGGCCGGGGATGTCACCGTATTCGTCCCTCATTACTCCGCTTCTGGCGGCTCAATCTCGGTTAGGTTGTCAGTATTGGTGCAGTCCGTTAGCTTGAAGCGGTGTCCGCTGGCGGTCTGGATGACATAGGTGTTCGAGTCACCTTCTCTAGCTATGCTCTGACACGTGTATAGGTTGACGTAGGTGTAGGTATCAGACCCGTCCAGCTTGCCCTTGAGCCATGTGGTGTCCCCCCCAAACCCTGCTGGCATTCTCTCTCCTTTCTTTAGTGGAGGGGGGCTTAAACTCCTCCCCCCTCCACCGGGGGATGATGCTTGCCCCGTCGGGCAAGCTACTCTACAGTCACGAACTTCTCCAGGGCCATCAGGATGTTCGGCGCTATCTGTAGGGCGTGACCGTCAACCTCGGCGGGCAGTTTCACTTTGTCAATCACCACCTCAACCGTCTGCGCCATCAACTCGTTGTACTCGCTGACGAACTTCTCCCAGTTGGGCGATTTAGGCCTGCCCACGGGGTCGTTGGGCGGTATGATTTCCATTTGCCCATCTTCCTTCGCCTCGCCGTAGGTCTTGATTAGCCCGTTCCTAACATCGTCAATGGCCTGATAAGACCCACTGAGTTTGACGGCGAGCTTGGCTATCCCAAAGCTCGTTTTGACTGGCAGTTCCATCTGGGCCAGTATGCTAAGCGCCTCCTTGCTCCCAAAGATTTCCCCGTTGGTTAGCTTCATCATCCCTCCTTTTTAGTGGGGGTGATTAAGGCTCACCCCCTAAGCCTTTGATCTATGAGGCAGTGACGGTTTTTACCGTACCGCTATCCTGCCGGTACTTTATGACCTTCTCGCTGGCGTCCCACCACACGCAGCCTTCATTGGTAGTGGCTCCATCTGTATCAGTAGGAAAGAGCTTCAGATAACCCCCTAGCGAGATACCTCCCATGCTGCCTGCACAGTTAAGGTTAATATCGCTGCCCGTGGTTCCATCGGCACTTATCCTTATCCGACCATCTACGTGAGACTGGATGTATACGCCAGTATCTCGGAATTGGAGTTTCCAGTCATCGGCAAAGGTTTGGGTCTGCGAGAATGTTTGGGCACGCTCCAGAAGAGCTACGGTAACTGCTACTCCCGTGAGGCCGTCCACGTATTTAAGTGCCTGCTCACTGTCATCAATCCACATCTGATTAGAGGTGGTTCCAGCGGTATCTGTGACAAGGAGCCGTAGATAACCCCACAGCGCAATACTGCCAGCACCTGAGCCAGCATTCAGAGCTATAGCCCCAGTCGAAGTGCTATCGACCTGTATTTGTAGCCGACCATCCACATGGGAACGGATGTAGACATCAGCATCCCTAAACTGTATCTGGTCGGTAGTGCCCATGCGGAGGTTCCCGCCAGCCAGAGTCAGGAGGTTGGTGCTGTGGGTTAGGGCGACATCGCTGTTCCAGTCGATAATGGCACCAGAGGCCAAGTACAGGTCAGACCACGACAGAGAGGCCGTTCCAAGGCCAGCACCATCGTCCGTATCGGGCGTGATGGTGGTGGAGAATGTCGGCCCCGTTGCGCTCCCCGTGACGTTCAGCATGATTCTGTCACGGGCCAAGAGTTGGCCGATGATCTGTGCGTAAGTGCTCCCTGCGCTGGACGACGGTTTGCCGTCCGTGCTACTCAGGTACACCGGCGAACCGAGGGTATCGTCCGCCGCAGCGAAGTACACCCGTGTCACCACCCCACCCGTGCTGATTGTAGAGGCCGATTTGAGTTCTACCGCCAGGGCCGCCCAGATTTCGTCTCCTGCGTCACCCGCTTGGCAGGCGAAACAGTCGCAACGCTGAGAGTCGGACTCGTTGGCAAGCTGCACTGTGTAGGTCGCATCGGTGGCGTACCAACTCAGTGCGTCACCCGGCTGTACCGCCTCCAGTATTGTTACTCTGAATCTCCCCCAACTATGGAGCACCGTTTTCAGGTTCCTGTCCGTGTATGTGAAAGCCATTTGCTTTCTCTCCTTTTATCTTGATTTTGTCGGCTCAATTTCTAAGCCTTCTTGCCCGCTGTTTTTGTCGGCACAACGGGTCAAGCCTCCTTTCGGCTAGACCGTAGCCGTGTCGTTCTTCACGCCCGTCACCTTCGAGCAAGATATGATGCTCTGCATCATGATGCTCGGATACCATACGAGCCTCACCCTCTGGGCGTTATATCCCTCCAGTTGGCCAATCCTTACGACCTGTATCGGTCCGTCTGACTGGAGCCCGCAGAACGCTTGGGGCGCGAACTGGAGTACGAAGATACTAGTGCTGTTCTGGTCAGTCCCCAGCGCCGTCCCGTCGGTGTAGTCGTGCCCGTACTGGCTCGTGCCGTAGTCCAGATTGCAGCTCTCGTCGTCGCTCAGGTGGTCGGACAAGCCAAGGGGCAGGTCCAACAGGCTCTGTACCGTCTTGCCCATGTGCTCGGTCTTGGTAATCCCGCCCACGGCGTTCAGGTACTTGTTGATGTTGCGGCGCAACTGCTTGGTCATCAGGATCATCTGGGCCTTACCGTTCTTTATCATATCGACGGCCTGCTCCAGCTTCGCCAGACTCAATGCCACCGGGGTTCCAGTGTCGGTGGCCACGGTGACGGTGTTGTAGGTCAGGCTCCTGAGAAGGTAGTGCAGCCCATCGAACTTCTTGGTCTCAGTGGTCGCATAACCGTATAGTGCGGTTGCGTCGAACTCCCACTGGACCGCCTTGGTCTTGGCCTGAATCTGCTCGCTCATCAGGTCTTGCACGTTGGAACGGGTGGCCTTTAGAAAGTTATCTACATCGGCATCGCCACCCAGAATATGAGTGGTTGCCGTGTGCTGCGTGACCACCGACGTTGATTCCACCCAAGCCTCGCCCACGTTGTAGAACTGGGCGGTGGACATTGTGGTTTCCACGTCGTAGGTCAGTCCGTTTCCTTTGATGTCCTTGAACTGGAGCTTTTCGAGTATCGGGTCGTCCTTTGCAAGTAGCTCGATAACTCCCTTTTGGAGGACATCGTTGGAGTATTTCGCTGCCTCCACTAGGGTTAGTGCCATTTGCGTTTCTCCTTACTTTTTTCTTGGTGGGTGCTCAAGAGCCCATGCGATCTTCTCGGTTGGGCTCATGCTATCGACCGAAGCACCCGTGCTTCCCATCTGGCCGGAATCGAAGGTCTCAGGCTTTTGCTTCGCCGCCTTCAAAGCAGCATCACGTCTCTTCAGCCTAATGTTCTGGATTTTCTTCGTTAGCTGCTCTGGCTTGGTGAACCGTTCGTCTTTCAGGATTTCGTTGAACAGCTCCATCGTCTCGAATCTGCTGAGGCCGTCTTCTTTGGCTACCTCTAGCGCCTCGATATAGGCCTGCGCAAGTGGGCCAATTTCCGTCTCGGCCAGCGTAATCATCTGGTCTGCGGCGGCCACTTGTCGGCGACGCTCCTGTCCACGCACGAAGTCTTCGTGCCGTCTCTGCTGGTTCTGCCTCGCTTCAGCCTCGGTCATGTCGCCGTCTTGAACAGCCCTCGCTTCCTCAGCGCGAAGCCGAGCCTCCTCAGCCCCTCTTTCCTCCATTTCTCGCCGCAGGTCTCGTTCCGCCAGCGTCCGCCTCAGCCGGGCGTTCTCCTGGTCGCTTGCGGCCTGCATCCTTGAGACCTCTTCCTGTGTGTACGCGCGAGGTTCCGTCTCTGCCCCAGGTTGAGTCTCCGCAGGTGTTTCGGCTTCAGGTTGAGAGGGAACTACGTCCTCTGGGAGCGTGTCCGTCCCAGCCTGGTCCTCTACCTGCGTCTCCTCCACTTGAGGTTGAGTCTGTTCCTCTGTTACCATGAAATTGCCTCCTTCATCGGGGGTAGCACTCGTGGCGTCTGTGCCTGCAAGCCGCCGCCACGGGTGCCCTTTGTCCCGTTATTCCCTTTAAGCTACTGCTGCCTTAGCTTTAGTTCATGCCATACGCTGCTCCACCAATCACGGATGTTTACGGGGCCATACCGCTTCCCAATTCGCGTTAGGTCGTACAACGCATCACAAATGACTTGCCACATTTTGTTACCTCGCTAGTTAGACTCTTGCCCCTACAAGCGCAGCCTTCTCCTGCTCCTGTCTCAACATCTGTTTCAGCCAGATGTCAAAGTTGTCCTGACCAAACGAATTGCGCCCGTGTACCGTCTGTAGCCTTCGCTTTTCTTCGTCCGTCAGATTGCCGTTCTGGAACCAGACTTTATTCAAGGCTCCGAGCAGCGAGCTATCCAGCTCACCCCTCACGGTCCTCCACCGATCTTTCGGCACCGCCGTTTGTGGTAGTTCAAGAGTCCCAAACACCTTCTCGTAGCCTTTCACGTCTCTGGGGTCGATATTGTGTTCTCTCATCAACTGCTGGACTATCTGCCTCGCTCTGCCGGTTTTCAGAGTTGTGAACTGGCCGAGAATGAACAGCTTGGCCTCGTGGTCGGGATGAGTCTGCCTGTAACTGTTTCGCTGCGCCGTTGTTTTCAGGGCGTAATACGGTGCCACTTCGGGCCAGTTGGGTAGCTTGTAAGTGACTACGCCAACACCCGCAACTCCAGGCACGGCCCTGAAGCCACCGACCAAGCCTTCTTCTCGAATGGCATCGTACATATCCTGAACGAACATCGGAGCCAGACGCTCATATAGTTCCTCCACATCGGCCCTCATCTCTTCGCCGATGTATGTCCTCCCTTCGAGAAGGTCATAGAGGACGCTGACGGATGGCATCAGTTTCGAGCGCAGGAACCGCTGAACAACCTCCATCCGATTGACCTGATTGGTCTTGCCGGTAATCGTTGACGTTCTCATGCCGCTCACAACCTGCGTTATGAACCGAGCGTATTGCTGGAAGCCACCCCAGATGTCCAGTCGAGTTTTGCCTATCCGTATCTTCCCGAAGTCGGCGGAGTTCGGGTTCACGCCCACGTCCGCAACTCCCGAAAGTTTGAGCAGTGACAGAACAGTTACCCCAGAACCCACAAACGCAGCCAGCGTTCGGAAGGCCTCTTTCCTAACGGGCGATCCCAGCGGGATTTGCCCTGTGAATAGACTGTTTACCAACGTGATACGGGACGCCTGAAGTCTCGGTGAGAAGAAAAGGCCGCTCAAGAATGGGGCGCTTTCCTCCAGCTTACCCAGACTACCTCTGCCGGTAGCTCGGTTTAGAAATAGCGCCAGCTCCTTGTCTTCCATTACGCTGAGTTTGTAACCCCCACGCTCCCATGACTCGACCAAAGTATCGAACACGTCCGCCCTGAACTTATTGCCAAAGGTAACGAAAGCCCTCTCTGACCGGCGCACCCCTGGGAAGTATCGGCTGGCCAGCTTGCCCGTAAACATCTCTTCCCGCGCTGTAAGCGGAGCAGCCACGCCGAGAGGTGCCTTGTAGAGTCCCGCCGCCTGTCGTCTCGGAGCATATTTCCCAGCGTCGATTGCCTGATCAATAGCCCAAGCGTACTTCTCTTTTCCAAAAGCCTTCAGCATCGGTCCCCACGCCGCAAGCCACTCCTTGGGATGGGCTGGTGCCAACACCACGCCTTGCCGCAATGGGAAGGACACGTCCCAGGACGCTAGAAGAGTTCGGGGTATGTTCCACACATCCAAGAAAAGTTCCCACGCCTTGGCACTCATGGGTCGCTTGGATAGAACCGCACTTGCCAGTTCAGGCCCAAACATCTTCTCCAGAAGCCCTATCTCCCCACGGGTCGGTATCTGACCCAGAAGAACTCTCTGCAACGCCTTGTCAGTGTTGAGATGTACGAAGGGCTCCACATCGGCAGTCCAGATACGATTGAATAATGAGTTCACATCGTCAGGCGTCAGCCCCACTCTGGGAGCCTCGAACTGTGCCACAGGCAACTCCCCGCCCAACTTGCTAGCAAAGGCACGGTAGGCCTCTTCTGGCTTCCCCGCCTTGATCGCCTTGTCTGCGGCCTTGGTAGCTACCGCCACTCGTTTACCCAACTCCTCGGTCTTCAACAACTCGGTTTCTGCCCTGACGGGTTTTGCGGACTCGACAAGCTGTGTGAGCTTCGCCAGTGGGTCTTCCCCCGCAGGTAGTGGAGCACCAGTAGGCGGAACGCCAGGCGGAGGCCCCTCTACGGGCGGAATAGGGCCACGTGGGGGTACTCTACCAGCCTCTGCACGGATTCTGGCAGCCTCCTCAGCAGCCCCAGGCCAAGCGGGTCTCTCCCCAGGCTGTATCTGGGTTATGCGGCCTGGAGCGGGTTCGACAGCAGCCGTTGGGGGCCTAGGAACTTCGCCTTCAATTCCAAGGGGAACTCTGTAACGCCGCTGACCAACTGAGAATTTCAACCAAGGGTCATAGTCAAGTTCTGGGTGTTTTTGTGCCCAGGCTCGATTCAAATAAAGAGCATCCGAGCGGCCGTGGGTTCTGCCGGCTTTTGTCCAACTAAGTCGAGATGTTCTTATCTGCCACTTCCATTTCGCCACCGTATCCCAAGTCAGTGTGCGTCCCTCAAACGCCTCCGCAACTGTGGGTGGCCTCACCGCCTCTGGCACCGTTGGCCTGACAGGGGGGGCAGCTTCTGGCAACGCCTGTTGGCCCGCACGTCGAGCCGCTGCCGCTTGCTGTCTTGCGGCCACCTGTTCCCCCTCAATAAGCCCAGGAGCAGCACCCTCACCTCGGAACTCGGCCAGCATTTCCGCCTGTGGAACCCTCTCACCAATACCCATACCAGGCTGGACAGCAGTACGGGGAGCCATCCTCGTCGCCATCGCCTCTTCCAACTCGCCGACAAACCCCTCAAGCTTCGTGGCGTACCGATCAAGCTCTGGGCCTGTCATGTCGGGAAACAGGTTGGGCGCAGTTGCACGGTACTTCTTTGCAACCCCTCGATACGGTGTGACTCTGGCACTCAGTTCGTTCTGGGCATAGCTCAATTCCCTCTGCGCCAACTCCAACACGTCTTCGGTAGACGTTGCCTCTCGAATAGCGTCCGCCTGAAACCTTCGAGCCTTCAGGTCGCCCAATTCGAGACGAAGATTCACCTTGGTCCCCTGGCCCTTCGGCAACCGACCCTTTACAGTCAGCAGCTTTTCTATCTGGCTAATCCGTTTCTTGATTGCCGGAAGTTCTGAGACAAACGGGCCACCTCCCGCCACCTCTGGCACTCCCGCAACCTTCAGGGCTGCTCGCTTCGGTAACTGCCCTGGGGCTCTTATCAACGCCTCCGCAACGCCACGACGCCCGAGGCGACCAGCCGCAGGAACCCCTCGTGCCGCCAAACCACCCGCCTTCATAATCCCACTTGGCACCCTTGCCGCCAGAGGCCACATAATCGGGTCCACGAGGCCCTGCGTAATCATCGCCTCAGCGCCGCGCATCCCCTCTATATCCCTGGCAGCTTCTACAAGCGGCCCAAGGCCCTCGCCTCTCTTGAAGGCCTGAGCTGCTTCGTCTAGCCTAGCTTCAAAGATTGCTTTCCGCTGAGGGTCGGTCTCGATCTGAACGCCGACCAAAGACGACATGATTTCCGCAGGAATAGCGCCCGTCCTGAAAAGGCCCATCACCAGCTCAATAGGGTTCTCGGGGAGCTTCGGCTGAGCACCAGCCTTGCGTGCCTGCCTCTCCTGCCAGTCTTTCAGGAAAGCCTGTTCGCCCAAGCCCGTTGACACTGGCAAAAAGCCACGTTGCTCTGTCTTAGGCGGCAACGTCTCCCGAAACCTCTCGGTAAACGGAAACCTCTGAGGCCTGCGGGGTTGCCGAACCCTTTCGGGCCACAGTTCCTTGTCAGCCGCTATGTACGACTCGGCGATTCGATCATAAGCCGTGGTCATCTATTCCGCCCATCTTGTGGATAGGTAATCCTGATTATCTTTGGGTAATACCTATGTCTGCATCCTACGCAATCCATCCCGAAACAACTCTCACCCGACATTCCTTTATGTAAGGCTGAGCCGACTTTCTCCTCTGGCACCGAACCTTCGTCCTCCGAGCAACCGTCTAGCGGCACTGAACAATGCGTACACTCGAATACAATCCTAGCCTTCATGCTTCGGCTCCTTCTCATGGTCCTCCAACCACTTAGCGTAGGCTTCCGAGTTGTTGCCCATACCGTACACCCTCACCTGTGTCTGCCCTTTCACGTCCTGATAGACAACTACCCTGATAGGCTTCAGGCACCCTTGATGCGGACAGTGTGTAATCCTCTCAGGCATTACACGTACCACCTGAGACTAGGTGCAAAAGTGCTCCTCCGCTCTCCCCTCTCGCCGGGAGAGAGCCCCTGCCAGTATTGAGTCCAAGGGTAATCCCCCAAGAATTCCTGATAGTGCAGGCTCGGTGGCTGGCCCGCCATCGCCATCTGTCCCAACTGCGCCATGTAATCGCCCCAAACCCTTCCTTCCTGCCCACGCCAGTAGTCCAGAAACGACCGCCCCCCCTGACGAGGCCTCATGGCCCCGTAAAGGGCTTCAGGCGTCTCTTCTAGCCACCATTGCCAGATGTTGTTGTTCATCATGGCTTACTCTCCCTAGACGTAGCGGCCCATGTTATACTTGCGCCGGAGATAGTCGAGGAAGGAGATTACCTCTCCCTGCGCTTGCTGCTGCATCCATAGCTGCTCTTCTTGCGGAAGACGGCCGGCCATCCGTTGGGCTCCGTAAGGCCCCCAAGACGGACGCAAGGCCATCCCCACAAGAGCCTGTTGCTCTGCCATCGAAAGGCCCAGCCGCTCAGGTTCTCCCGCCCCTAGCTCCGGGTATCCAACACCCCAAGTCATGCCGTATTCCTCACGTTGAGCAGGCGACATCCCCATGAGCCCCCCAAGCATTCCACCTGCACGGCCATACATCTCAGCAGGGTTATATGCGTAGCCTCGTCCTATGTAGTCTCCCCACTCGCCCGGCGCTGCACCCATGCCCGGCGCCCCTACAAATCTCTGCTCAAGGCCGTACAGAGCCTGAAGAGGGTCATACAAACTCGCCTGATACCGTTGCGCTGGCGTCATGTACCCCCCACCGCCCAGTCCGAGCCTCATCAAATACTGCGTGTACGGTCCGTACTCCGCCCCTACGGCTCTCGGCGTTCCTCCCATTGCCATCGGTGTTTCACCTCCTGTTGTTCCTGTAGGGCTGGGGAAGGTCTGTCCTTTCCCGGCCATATACTGAGCCAGCGCCGCCGCATAACCTTCCGGCATGGCTTCAGTAGGGTCGTAATACAAAGCAGCCCCTTTCTTTACTGGCGACATCCTTATCCTCCTCTCGTTACTGCCTCAGTAGGTGCTCCTCCAGGCGGCACCACGCCCAACACTTGCAACAAAGTCTGGGCCAGTTGGCGCTGCCCACTTTCCATCAGTATCCGAACTACTTCCTCAAGCAACTGGGGCGTCAGCGGTGTCCTCCCCTCAACGGCGTCCTTGAAAGCTATAGCCACGTCCGCTTGGTCAGCCACCCTCAACTCTTGAAGAATTGCCTGCACCAGCTCAGGTGGAATCGGCGGTGCGCCTTGAGGCCCCCCTGGACCTGTCGGAGCAGCCCCATCGCCGCCAGGCCGTCTCAGCAGCGCCTCTATCTCTCGCGCAGCGTCTTCCCTGCCCGCTTCCCGTAGTGCAGCCGCTATCAGCCTTATCTGAACTGGAGCCAAGGCTTCGCCCATCTCCACCTTTATCTTGTCAATCTCGGCATGGGGGTCTCGCACCTTCAGGATTCTTTCGAGGATTGTTTCGAGTGACATTAGCGGCATGCCACCTACCCCACCTGGTTGCCGTGCCATATTCGCCATCACAATCTCTGTCTGTTCATCCCTCGGCATCCGAGGCTCACACTTGACCTCTATGTGCCAGCTAGGGTCAATGGCTTCGGGTTCACTTGTCGTCCTGAAAAAGACTCCATTTTCAGTGTCGTTACGGTAATCGTATCCCGTCAGTTCCCGTGCTTTTGTGCCTTTGTCATGAAACTGGGCCAGCAACTCCTCGCACAGCCACGTATGAGCGCGAACCATAAGCGCCGTCCTGGGGTTGTAAACGGACCTAGTGGCCTCCAGTTGAATGCTGAGAGAGATACCAGACTGCGCCTGCCGTGTCCCCCCGTAGGCAATCGGGAAGGGCAGACTACTCTGCTGCTTATCTTCTTGTAGGACACCCAGAATGGCCCCCGTCGAGGCCGGAACCTCTGGCATTGGCAGATGTGCAAGCACCTCACCCTTCTTTATCCGTATGACCTCTCGGCTCTCGTACGGGTCGCCCCCAACGCCCTTCGTCCCGTCCTCGCTTTCATACGTCAGCGGTGCTTGCTTGGCCCGCTCGTGTATGTCCATGAGTTCGGATATGTGCTTGTTGAAAGGCTCATAGAGGCCCCGAGACACCGCCCAAACCGAGTCACCCTGATGTTCAAGCGTCGAGGCAAAGTCCTTCGTCTGAATGGTCGGCATGGAACCGACGGCTCCAACAAACACAGGCACCCGCCCTATCCCGTGGGGCGTAGGTTCCTTGGCCCATACGCCCCCGACTATCACGGAGTTGTTCTCTTCGTCAAAGAAGTCGATTATGTCCTCTTCCTTCTTCTCGATGGTGATGCCGTACTCGGAGAGTATCTGCGCCTTGGTCGCCTTCCGTTTGTACGCAGTCCACACCAACCCCTTGCTTCCCTGCTCCCAGGTGACATGCATCGGGTCCCAAGGTTGCACGTCAAACACTACGTCTTCCTCTCCTTTGGGGATATAAACCAGCGCCCTCAGCGCCACCCGGCCCCTGAGACACATCAGAAAGCCCAGGGCCTCTCTCAACGGAGGTTCCCCACGCAAGGCTTGGCGCTGGTCAACATCGTGCAGCGCCCCGAACAGGTACAGTTCACCCTCCGACGCAGCCTTCTGCTTCTCCTTAGAAGCCTTCTCAGGGAGCTTGATCGCAATGGTCAACGCCGCCCTGTTCACCCCGTCAAGCACTTTGTCAAAGAAGTTGCGTGGGGCAGTCGAGGTGTAGGCCTGATAGCCTTTCCTGACGTTGCCCGCCCGGTCTTTGGGTTCGTATGGGGTCAGGCTGAACAGGTCGAAGTCGTCATCCATCTGAGCCCGAAGTTCAGAGAGAGTAGCTTCTTTCTCAGAGATGAGCTTCTTTATCTCTTCTATAGTGTCGAACATCAGTTAATCCGTTGAACCGTCGCGTTCCGGGCAATTACCGCCGTCTCCGGCGTGAAGTCGCTCAGGATATACCTAGCCGCCGCGCAAAGGTGGTATCTAGGCTCGTTGTCTATCTCATTGGTAATCCGCCCCTCCCTATCCCTCTTCCAGAGGCAGTTCATAAGCTCCTCAAGCCAGCTGTACAGATCGTTGAAGACAAACAGCTTGTTCAGCTCCATCAGCCCGATAACCTTGTCCACCTGAGCGTTCACCCTCTGTACCGAGGGCTCCTGTATAAACCAGCCGTGTGCCCCATATCCCTGCCTTACCTCGTCCTCCTGGTGCGATCCCCCCATCCTCTTGACCACATTGGCATCGCCAACGATGCCCTTGAACGCCTCCACATGCTGGGCCGTAGACCGCCCGGGTCCCGGCAGATATTCGCGGAAAGCAACAAGGTCGTTGTATCTCATGTAGGGTGGAGCACCCAGCGGAAGGGGCAGTTTGACCTGGGCCAAAAACAGGGCCGCTGGATTGGCGCTTCCGAAGTCATGACCTGAATAAACAGGCCACCCGTCAGGTATCGGGAACCTGTCGATTTTGCAAACAGCCTCGTTGAACTTCCCGTACACAAGCTGAGCAAGCTGTAGCTCGTCGTCCTCTGCCAGAATCTCTTGGCGGTGGGACTGGCGGGACATATCCTGTATCAGTTCGCCCAGCGCCTCGCGGGAGATGTAAGGGTTGTCGTGAGACGTAAAGTGGAAGGCTGCCCACCGACCAGTGGTGTCCTCCTGTGCTGCCTTGAACATCTTGGCCGCGTGCCGGGGGTCATGGGCCTTGGAAACACCTGTAGACCGAAGAGACGGCGGCGTGTAAATGAACATGGCGTCACCGTTGTTGTCGAGGAGCATCGGCGCTCCCACCACCTCCCACGTGTCCTCGTTCATCAACTGCCATTCGTCTAATACGAGGAAGTCCGAGTAGTCGCCCCTCAACGTGTCGGCGTTCCAAGCCGTCTTGCCCTTGATTCTGTTCTTGGTGCCCTCTCTCTCGATGGTGTGCTCGGTCTCATTCTTCTTGAACACGCCGGCGTCAATAGGTTCGGCCAACGCCCGCTTGACCTCAAACCACCAAGTTTCCAGCTGGTCGCTCGTAGGAGTGCCATAAAGGGGCCGAAGCCCCTCCAAGAATTTGTCCACGCATATCTCCGCGGCTATGACGGTCTTGCCAGAACGCCGACCTGCCCGGACAATCTTCCTCTTAGCCCGACTCTCCTTGATCTCTGCTTGCCTAGCGTGAGGCTTGCGGAGCGTGACTGTGCATTCCCTAGTTGCCGTCGTCACGAGCAGAGCACCCTCCCGATGTCTCCCATCGTCAGGCCCCCAACCCCAAACAGCACGTCGTCGGCGTACTTCCCAAGGCTCTCAGCAATGGCTTGGAGCTTCTCAAGGTTCGACATCCTGCTGTTGGAAGGCTTCAGAATGAACTCCCTGACCTTCTGCCACGCTGCGTCTTGGGGGTTAACAGGGACTGGGGTTAACGGCTCTTCCATTGTTAACCCCTGACGCCTCTTCCTCATTGACTCCCTGGCCGCCTCACGCCGCTTCTCAGGGTCACGGTACGGCATCACTGGGCCTCCTCGTCATACTTCACCCTAATGACGACCTCTCCGCCAAGCTCCACAGGGGGTACTGGCACCTTGCCCTCCAACCTGTCCTGCAGGTCCCGGCGCGCTTCCGTCTTGCCTTCAACTACTTGATCAAGCCACTTCTTGACTGCCTTCTCTCCAAGTGTCGGGTCTGCCTCTAGAGCAGCCTTGGCTAGCGATGTCAAAGAGAAATCCTTTGGCGGTCTGCCTTTAGGGTTGGCGACCTCACCTGTCTTGAAGCGATAAGGGTGACCCGGTAACAACCGTCCACGTTTATCCCTGTATTTATTAGTGGCTTCACCCATAACAAAAAAGCCGCCCCGTTTGAGGCGACTTAGCGCACACAAAAGAGACGGCCACTTAGGGCACTAGATTATTCGGTTGTCGTTAATGCTCTACGTTGTCCCTCAAGAGAATTAGTAATCCCATGAACAGAGGATCGGCCTGTAGTTCAACGCCCGCAGCGTCGGCTGCATCAGCTATGTCCTGGCACACTTGGGCAAGTTCCGCCTCGAACCGCTTACTATCATTCGCAAGAGGTTGTTGCACAAGAAAATTCTAGAACTTCTGTCCGCCCCTGTCAAGTGCCACAGCCAGACGGTGGCTGTTGTAGCTGCGCTCGTCTGTTAACCGCATCTTCAATTTGCACCGGGGACACGACACCTGAACCGCTCCTCCTCGAAAGTCCTCCAGCAGGAGCTTCCTACAAGCTGCGTTGGGACACTCAATCCTCAGTGTTCCTCCTCACTATATGCGTCCTCTATCTCCTTGTGCAGCTTAACGATCTCTCCAATCACTTCCCAGTCAAGGTGTATGTGATGGCCTGTGTTCAGTTTCAGGCAATAAAAGCTCATGATGTATTGCGGCGGCTCACAAGGCTCAATCTGTGTCACATCACCCTCGACTAGAACCCGAGCAGACCCCTTTATCCTAGTATCCTCTACAAATGCTCGGCCCATGTGTTTCCTCCCTCAATCACAGAAGTAGAACACGCATTCCTCATCACTTTAGAGATTTCAAAAGTCGGTGTCAAGTTTGTATCTAGAAGGGTGCAATTATCTGCTGGTGAGGGGTTAACGGCCAGGTATGGTGAGGACTTGACATTGTGTGTATGTGTGTTATCATTAGCATGAGTATCAGTAGGAGGTAAAAGATGGTTTATATGTCAGAGCACATACTTGGAAAGTGTCGATGCCCATTTTGTGGTGTGGATGTACCAAATGGTTACACCGTATCCGATCAAAATGCATTGATTGAGGCGTTATACAACCATATCCGAATGTGCTACGCCGCCGATGAGCGTCGGGAGGGTTACCTTGATGCGCTCCAAGCGGAATTAGATAGCCGCCCTGACGAGGCCTGAGAAGGAGAACGATGAAAGTTTGGGTTGTAGTGAGAGTTTCCTGCCCTGACTGCAATACGATTTGGGTTTCTTGTTATAGTCAGAAGCCAAGTGATGAGGCTGTGAATAAGTGGTACGGGGCTTGCGTCAATTCGATGCTCTTTGAGATGCAGGTTGACGGAGATGAGCAAGAGACGAAGCAGGATGACTGACGAGGCCTGAAAGGAAGCCCAGATGAGTAAACCAAGCGACATACGTGAATCCCTGCGAATAATTGAACAACGGATAGCAGAACGGGGATCACTCATCGTAGAGAGGGATATATCCCGGTTTCTCGTAAATGTTCTACGTCCTTGGCTTCGCATCAATGGCACCAGGACGACAGACTACGTTGACGCCGTACTGTGGGAAGGCCACGAACCAAAGGACAAAGAATGGCTATGGAGCGATTGATATGCTACCTTGTGTCGCCGCAGGTCTAGTATTCTTGGTCTTCATTATCCTTCTCATTGTTCCTCATATACATCGCTACGAGGATGGTACATGGACCTGGATTGCTCCGTATCGGTAGGCGGATAAAACATAGGAGGCAACCAATGCCCCTCACTAAAGGCAAATGTCCTGAATGTTTCCGTTGGTGGTGGGTGCGCAAAGACGGTTTGATGGCTCTCCACCGTATACCGGGATACTCTTGGGACTATATATGCGCAGGGTCTGAGAAGGAACCCATAGTCACGTCGGAACCTAGCCAATCCCCGGTAGGTGGAAAGCTAAGATAGGAGGTATGGACGATGGTTAGAGATAGATACCACATCGGTTGTAGCTATTGCGGCTTTCTTCAAAGCACACCAACCCAACGGCGGGCTTTCGACGTTGCGTGGTATGCACAGCGTTTGCACAGCGATTGTGGCTCAGTAACGGTCTTTGATGCTATGGCCCACTACGGAAGGCCACAATTATGGGATGCGAACGGCAGTGTTCAGAGGATAAGAGAGGAGGACTAATATGGAAAAGACCTGCCCACGGTGCGGGTACAAGTGGACAACCCGCATTAAAAATCCCAAGGCCTGCCCTCAATGCGGCAAGCGGCTCTGGAAGACTCCCCAGGGCTAGCGTCCCCAAACGTTCACCTTAACCGGGCTGTGCCTCTTGTTCTTTGGAGTGCGAATCCCCGCACCCACCAAGGGGAGGAGTTCTTCTTTCTGCCTATATCTCAGCCAGCACAGCGTACACTTGGCTATGACCCCGCCCTCGAACCGAGGATCGCACCGCTGGATGGTCCCTCCGCAAAAGGGCCGAGGACAGCGGCCAACGTACACTCCCTCATGGGTTACGGCCAGCCTCATCCTGGCTCCTTAGTCAGCAGGATTGCACTAGCAGGATTGAGAACGGCAAACACCCAAGTCTGCTCTATCTCTCCCACTGACTTTGCCCTCGGGCTAGGATCGTGGACAACCTCTCCGTTGTAAGCGACGACGACATGCTTCTCTCCCGGTAACACCGTGCTCTTACAACTGAGAATGGTGTAGGCTGCGTGCTCATATGCGAAAACGCCCTCTAAGGCCACGATCCACAGGTTCCGCTCTCTAAGCCAGTCCTGAATTTCTCTGAACCACTCCGCACCCTCATCCATGATGGGGTCAGGCACTTCGTCTAGCGTAAGTTCAAAGATGCTGGCCAAACATGCGGCAAGACAGTTGCCCTGTTCCTCAGCTAGGCTATCGCTACCACCAAATCGCGTCTGGAATACAGGTTTCATGATCCCAGCTCCTTTGGCCGCTCGATGCCAGCCCTGAGTACCTGACTCGCAAGAGCACCCCCCACAAGTAGGAATTCATCCTTGGATGGCCCCGTATTCGAGCAGCACCAATCCACCATGCCCCACAGCGCCTTGCGTAGCTGGGCGTCGGCAGTAGAACGAAGGGATGCGCCAATAACAAAGGGCTCTCTCCGACGAAGCGACTCCTTTAGCTTAGGCAAAGAGGCTATGGCTTGCTCCTCAGCCCGTACCATCTCCTCATCCGTCAGTCTCAGTCTCTCAATCACCTTAGTACCTCCTCAATCATTCCCGAATCCCAGTCGCTGGGCCGCCAGACGAAATAGCGGACTGGCTCAACCATGTCGCTGGTTGTCGTCTGGCCACCCAAGGGAAACCTTCGTGCGTATCCTTGAACCTCTTGCATCTCGGACTGCCACATCAACTGGTTATCTGTCAGTTCGGCCTTCTGTGACTTGAGTTCCGCAACGAACATCCTACCCTTTCGTGTCATCAACAGGTCAGGGAATCCAGCCCCGTCCGCACTGACAGCGGTTCTCCAGCCCTTTTCTGTCCTGGCCGGCCGGAAGTGAGCCACCTTCCAGCCGCAGACGTGGGCATAGTCGATTATCCTGCCCTGGAGATCCTTTTCAGGGACCGCTATCTGGGCTCCCGTTTTCACTTACTGGCTCCTCACCTTGGATACCTTCCGCCGTAACGGTGAAAGACCATAGATACTTGTAGTCTAAAGGGTTGGGTAGCCATCCCCCTTCAGGCATTACTTCGGCATATCTCATCACTCTCTCCTTTCGTTCGACTGAGCTCACGACGAAGTCTGGCCCGGAGCACCAGCGGGCCTATACAATTTACAGCTTTGGAGAGCCTGGAAAAACTTCTTCCTCAGATAACTCCCTGTCACCCGATTGCCACGTAGTACCACTACTCTTACGATTTGCTCGTTCTCCCCCGGCCGGTGCCGCCGGTCTCGCCCTAAGTCAGGGGCGGTGATTCGCATATCGGGCTTCACTGGCCCTCCACTAGCATCGCCTTTCACGGTTATCACCCCCTTTCCACCACAACTGCGCTAGGGACGTTCTCCTTTATCCATTCCACATAGCAGAGTGGGCATAGTTCCCCTGTGTCCCCAACCACCTCACCGTCAACACAGGCCGAGAAGGTAAGCATAGCGGTGGCTCTAAATTGGTGTCCCTTCTCGCACCGGTATAGTTTCTTCCCCTCCAGTTCCGTCTCCACGATTATCACCTCCTTCCTAACTGCATCGGCAAATGTAAGCCGCACCAAGGACAGTAGTTCATCCGAAACCTACCGAAGGCAACAGGCCAGTCAATCGAGACACCAACGACATCCCCATCAAAACTTGGTCGGCTATCATCGCAATCGCAAACGTGTGTTACTCTTGTGATTATTTTCGATGGCTTGATTTTAGCGAATTCCTCTTTACTCTTTGCAGTTTTTGCCACTAGCTATCGCCTCCTCTCGCTCTTTGCTTACTTCAGGGGCTATTGCCCAGGTTTGTTGTCATGTATACAAGTCCAGCCTGTTGGACAGCCACATAACTTTCTCACGTTCTCACCCCCTTTCGGCTTCTCAATCTCCCAATGCCTCTCTAATGGCTTCAAGGTCGGCCTCTGCCCTCTTGCGCTGTTCCCTCGGACATGGACTAGGGCAGTCGTCGGCTGGCAATCTGTCAAGCCTGTCCTCGATGTACCACGTCACGTCTTTTAAGAGCTTCCGTAGCTTGGCGTTCTCAGTCTCCATCCTTTACCTCCTCTGTGGTGAACTCGATGGTTGTTGTTGCCGACGACCTAGGTTGTGGAGACTCTTCCAATATCTTTTCACACCGTTTGCAGATTCGCACTTGGCCTGCAAAGTGACCGGGTGCCCACATATAGTCCATCCAATCGGAAACCTCGTCGTGTGGGCAGAACTTTCGAAGTTCCTCCAGCTTCCTTTCAAGTTCATCCCGAAGTTCCTTAGCCGTAGTCATCCTTCACCTCTTTCCTCTCCTGTAGTCTCCGCAAGTCATCGTGACCAGCGCCACGTCCCCGGTCTCATCCCAAAGGCGACTCGCAAGCCGGTGTCCGTAAACCTTGATTACGTCGTCAACGTCCAGGTTGGTTCCCACGGCTAGCCGAAGCCCGCTCCTGTATCGGTTGTCCACCAAGGCCGTTATCTTCTGGGCAGCCCAAGTGGTCACGTCCTGCTCCGTCAGATCGTCCAGGATAAGAGTCTCCGCCGACTCGTAGGTCTGGAACATCTCCCACACGCTTGTCTCGCTCTCTTCCCCGTGCGTGGCGCGAAACCGGTCAATGAGTTCGGGGATGTATTCATACTTGACCGGCTTCCCCCTCTTCAACTGCCTCCGTCCTATGGCCTCCAGTAGATGGCTCTTCCCGCAACCCACCTGGCCCACCAAGACCAAGAGGTGCGGGGGTTCGTCCGATTCAGCGAACTCCTTGGCGGCGTCCATGCCTTCCTCAGCCCCACGAATCCTCACGAACGTCTCAAAGGTGCGTGGCGAATCCTGATGAGGAAGATTGGCATACCGCGCGCGCCGCTCTTCCCAACTGGCCTTCGGCGCTTGTCCGCAGCGACAACCAACCACCATCCCTTTCCTGCCCCGGGCTTCCAAGGCCAATTTCACGGCGGGATGATCCATGCGGAGTCCGTCACAGTCAGGACACACCGCATCGTCCGGCAGCGGGTCCCAGCCGTCAGCGGCCTTCTCTGGCCCGTGCTTTCCTATATTTTTCAGTGTCTCCGATAGACTGTGCATCTGACCTCCCCTTGTTGGCCTTCCACGCCTGTATCTGTCCACTTATCGTCATCATCCAGAGTTCCTTGTCGCGCCAGAAGGGTTCGGTTTTCTTCTGGTCCCAACACTCCAAAATCTCTTCGGGCGATAACCCCCACTTCAGCATCTGGCGCACCGCTGCGCCCTCCGCCGCGCCTTTAGGAGAGGCGTAACCCCGGCGTTCTTTGAGTCCTGCGAAAACAGCCTTAACATTCTGACCAGTAACCGTTTCGCCCCCAGTATCTTTAGATACTAAAGTATCTTTCTCTATTCTCTTCTCTTCTCTAGGAGCGTTCGAAACGGTTTCGGGAACCGTTCCCTGGCGTTCCCTAAAGCGTCTTGTCCTATCTGTGGAGATGTCCCTAGGTGGGTTTAACGTCTCGAACTTTGAGAAGAGTAGAACGGGAGTTGACGCCGAGTTGGAGGCGAGTTGAACCGATGTTGGAGGCGAGTTGGATGCGACTTGCAGCCCCCCAGGAGCCGCCGCCAACAGCTCCTCCAGCACCATCCGCAGGTGTTGCGGACGAATGTTTAGGGCATCAGCCAAGACTCGGCTTGGATAAGGGTTGTTCTCCCCCATTTCAACGTATCCCGGCCTTTCGTTTTCCGCCGCCATCTCTAGCAAGCCCCAAAATACTCGGTGGGCCTTATCCGACAATCCTCTGAGCCTCGGATCGCTCCGCGCTCTCGTGTAGTGCCTGAACCAAGGTCGTCCGCTTGGCATCCATTATTCCTTCCTGAGAAATGGGCACCACATCACTCCCCTCCCGCCTTGATGTCCAGCCCCTTGACCGTCATGCTAGCTCCATCATCGAACCAAAGACTGGCTTACCCAGACTCTTTGCTAACTCAACCTCCATATCAGCCCCTTTGCTTTCCCCATCTAGCCGAAGGACACAATCACAGACCTTCAGCCATTCCGCATCGAGTTTGATCCAGAACTCCCACGGTTGGGGGGCAACAAGATGCCAGAAATGAGTCAGGTGGGGTAGATACGGCGTGTGGCCCATGTTGGCGACTTCCGCAGCGGCCAAGATTGCCTTTTTGACGTTGACTGCCACATCGCCCTTGGTGTATGGACCTGCTATGTAGACTCTCATATCATGCTCTCCCTTGCTCAGCCTCGGCGGGTGTAGCCATATCGTCCCATGCCGCTGTAGAGCTTCTTCTTCACGTCCACTGGGTCAGCGATAGGTGCCCCGTGACCCAAGCCTTCCTCGTAAGGTGGACTCGTAACGATGCTGTCGATAGAGCCACGGGGACGGGTGTGCCTTTGCCGAGATTCATGCCCTTTTGTAGTAATGCCATCTGTGTAACTATGAAAGTCTCGTTTAGTCAGAGAGAGATCATTAACCCCACCATCCTGCCGTAGTGCTTCGTAAGGCGGTGAGGTAACGACTGCATCCACCGAGCCTTCCCCCTCCAGCTTCCTGAAAGCCAAAACTTCCTCAAACCTCAGCCTCTCATCGAAAGCCTCTGGGTCCCTGCGCCGTTGCAAAATTCTCCAGAAAGAAAGAGACCACAACTCCCTGGCCCACCTGTCGAACAGCTTGAAGCCTAGACTTTCCGCGAGAGTTTTCGTATCTGAAGGAAGGTCAACGTACTTACCATCTCGCGTGAAGCCCTTTAGCACCAGCACCATGATTCCCTCAGATTTAAGGACTCGGTGGCACTCCTGGTACACCAACTTCATGGCGTCCCAGTAGGCCGCCCCTCGGAGATTTCCTATGTTCTGTGTGCTGGGCCCAGCATAGGCAGCCTGTCCTCTCGCACTATAAAGTTTCTTTCTCTGGTCAATTTCCCTGTCTCTACCAACGTCGTGTCCCAAACCCTCAGCGTAAGGTGGGCTACTGACCACGGCGTCCACCCTAGGCCCTTCGTCAGGCTCAGGACGCCGCTCAGGGCTGGCAGGGCGGGTGTAGCCCTGATACGCTGGCCCCTTGCCTTGCTTGACCCAGTTAGCTTGCCTGTCCTTTTGCTCAGCACTAGGGGGCACCTCTAGCCGTTCAGCCGTGATGCTATCTTCCCAAGGTGGTGAGGTGATAATCCCGTCTGCGCTCCCCTGGGGGCGGGTGTAACGTGTCATGTATTTTGAGGGATCTTTCACGGGCCAATGACGGTGCTGGTCGTCTCCTTCATCTCTTAAACGATTGGCGTACGGAGGCGAACTCACTACGCAGTCTGCCCCGTTCCCCAGCGGCTTGTCCTGAGCTGAGCCGAAGGGCAGGCACCTAGCGTCCCCCCTCAGTATCAGCACCTTCCCCAACTCGTGGCCCAGCATCGGCGTCTGCCTCATCTTCTCCCAACTAGCCTTCATAGGCTCAATGAAGTGCTGCTCCAGCTCCACGCATATCACGTGGCGGCCCATCAATGCGGCTATGAGGGTACTTCCCACGCCGGCCATCGGATCCACAATCCAGTCCCCAGGCTTCGTGTACTTCTGGATGATGGCTTCCCACAGCCCCAGGTGTCCCTTAGCTGGGTGAGAATACGACTCGGGCACAAAGAGCCTGTCCCTGAGCCTCTTGTCCGGGGCAAGCCTCATTCAGGCCTCTCCCATCTCAGGGTGAGCTTGTTCATCGGGGCACCAACCGAAATCCCTTACGCTGACCGCCGCCTGTGAACTTCTGCGGCAGATACAACCCCAAGTCCAACAGCGCAGGCTTCAGGGACTTGTAGAACCTCCAAAGAGAACCTCGACGCCCCGACTCTTCCAGTCTTATCTTCTCCCAGCCTAGAGCTTCCCAGAACAGAACCGCCTCCAAATCACACCGACATCGGCACGTAACCCCATATCGGTTAGGATGCTCCATAGCCATGACCGCACTACCAACTAGAGCCGTTCCCCTCTCAAAGCGTCGGGCATCCTCCCTTACCACAAGTTGTTGGATAGCCGCCACAGGCAACCCTGCGGTCCAGTAGAGATAGCCCACCATATCGTCGTTCTCCCGCATGATAAGCAGTGTCCGTGGACGGTTCCCGATATGCCACTCCCACTTGGACATAGGCACGAAGCCCACAACCTCTTGATTGGCACGGCGAAGGCTATCCATCTCAGCAAGGTCGTCGTATGTGGCGAAGCTAATCATTCAGGCCTCCTCAAGGGCCACTCTCTCACCCAGAATTCATAGGGCCAGTAGTCCATCACAGCACCTTTGTAGTCGGCCTCTTCCTGTTCTTTCGCCCACCTTGTACCAAGTTGCTTCACAAAGGCTGGCACACCCGCCTCTCGACATTGAGCAAGCCCGTCCCGTATCCATTGGAGATCACCAGCCCTAGCGTTAGGGCCACTCTCGAAGCCGAAGATGACCCAATCTAGCATCCTGTAACTACCACCAGTCACAGTCTCTATAGCAGGTTTCAAGCCAGGTCGCTTATGTTCATCGTGCGGCATTAACCACCAACTCAAGTCCACAGGCCCCAGCAGCGGCTCCAGAGACACGAACCGTACCTTCGCGGGCACTTGGGCTAGTAAGGGCAGCCTCTTGTCGGCCCACTCCTGGTTCTCGACGGACACGCCAGCCCATACGTTGGGTGGCCACCATCCTGCCTCATGCTCTTTAGCGAATTCCACCATGCGTTCTGGTCGCTTTGTGAGAAGTTGGAAAACGTGCTCTTCGTTTAGCCCCATGGCCGTGAATGAATCCTTGAGTCTGGCCCGTGGCACGTCAGGATGGAACGGGTCGCTCATGCTCCACATGAACACCATCCGGGGCCTGTTCCACTTCTTCAGTTGCTCCAGCCGCTCCATGTGGAAGTGCAGCTTGCCGAACCCGCCAGGGTATCGGTGCTTCAGGCGTCCTTCTACCAGTCTTCGGGCATAGCAGTTAGCGCACCCAGGACTGACAGGCGTACAGCCTACCCACGGGTTTAGAGTCTCTTCTGTCCATTCAATCCCTGTTGGCATCGCTCTCCTTCTGCGCCTTGGCAAAGGCCTGGAGTACGGCCAATTCAGGAGATTCGTCTGCTCCGAGTTTCGCTTCCGAGTTGGACCTACCATAGCGCCGCATGTTCACTACTACGTAATCAATACCTGACTTCAAGTGTATAAAGTGGGTCTTCCTCGCTAGCCTCAGCACCGTCTCCATCGGGTTGGAGATGGGCACCCAGCCACGGCCCACTCTATGGAAAAAGACATCACCGCCGCATTGGATACATGACACATCCTTGTAGCCCGTGTACCATTGGCCCTTACCAGCACATCGGGGACACTCCTCCCGCAACTCAGGGTACTTAGGGACTTCGCCTGTGTTCTCGCAAGTTCTACATTCCCAATCTTGGGCATCGGCAGAAAGGACATCTTTGGGATGGTCAGGGCACTCCTTCTTCAGCCCCGCCAGATACAGCAGCAGTTCGGGAGCACTAGCTGTCTCGGTGTTCACAGCGCCTCCTTTGCCTTGTCCAGTAGAGCAAGGGCCTCCAAGCAGCATTCGTCTGGTCGTTTGCTCGTATCTTGAAGTATCGATATAGCCTCCTCGATGACGGCCCGCCGCACGTCGATAAGGGCCTGCAGCTTCAAGTTTGCCTTCAGCACATTACATGACCATTCATTTTCCTCTTCGACGCGCCTCTGTAGCTGCTCCACCAGCGGCCAGACGGCTTCGAGTTGGGCATTGGCTCCTGCACGGAAGCGTTCTTGTCGAAGATACCTGCTGGTATCCTGCGAGTCTGTGGTAGGTCGCAGCCGATACCTTTCAATGAACTCCTGCTTGTCCATCCCTCTCCTTTCTTCGGGGCTTGCTGGCCCAGGGCCATTCTCCCTAGGATGGCAGGCATTTTTGTCCTCTTTACCACTAAACCCAAGTGCAGAGCCAGATTGCCTTGGGTATAGGCGTACGACTTTGGAGCTTCGTTCTGGCCTTATCCTGCCTATCTTCGTTAGCGTCTCTCTTCCGCCAACAGCAGCCCTTACCTCACGGCCCGAAGGCCGGTGAAGCCTCACGCTTGGGCCTTCCACCCTCAATTCGAGCCAGCCTGCTCTCTCCAAGATTCTCAACCGCCGTTGCCTGAAGTTATCTCTCGGATGTTCTCGGTTGCTGGCTCCCGCCTCGGCCCAAGCGTCTCTTCGATGCCTGGGGCGCTGGCACCGTGCTGTGGGTCAGGACACTCCTCTCGGGAGCATATCTGCCCTGAGAAACCCACCAGGCCCCAGGCACCTTCAAACACCAGCGAGTTCGCTATGTCTCGCCATGTGATGTTTGCGACATAACCATCGCACCTCCAAAGGCTTTGAATAGTCCTCATGGTGAGCATCTGCTTTAGCGCCACAGACTTCACAAGCCATGACCTCCAGCTTTCCTGTTCTAAGAGCACGCTTCAAGGTACTCCTCGCCCGATTCTTTTCGGGATGCTCACGGTCCAAGTTCCACCATCGAGAACTTTTAGCATGGGCAAAAAGCGGATTGCGCTGACGCCATTCTCGTTGTCGAATAACACCACACGCCTTGCAATAGGTGCGTGGTTTACCAGTATTGCCCCACACTGAGAACTCGGAGAAGGTTTTAGTTTCCCCACAGTCTTTGCAGCGTCGCACATTAACTCCTTTCAGCCCTCGGCCAGCTGGAAGGCTATGTTAATGTCCTTTCCTCTCGACTATCCTTATCCAAGCAGCGTGGGCCGCTTCATTTCATGGGCCATCAGTCAGGCTCCTTCCAGCAGTCCCGTATCTCACGGATGCGTCGATTCAGCCATTCCATGTTTGTTTCTCTTGGCGCTGAACCGAACGTTATAGTGAAGGTGTTAGCGCCATTTGAAGTCCTGGGCCATAAAGTCGTCCCATCTGTTGTGCCATAGGTGTAGGGCTGGTCAATCGCCGCTGACATCTCTATCCTTCCTCCCCCCGACTACACCCTCTAGGCAGACCAGCACCTTCGACATCATGTCCTTGAGATAGCCAACCTCTTGCTCGAACCGTTCTCGGATGAACTTCATCTCAGCCTCAAAGCGGTCTCGGTCTGCTTGCAGGTTCTCCTCTCGGAGCGAGACGGTGGCCTCACGCTTGGCCTGCTCTATCTCAAATTCCTGCCGCTTGCGTTCCAGACCTACCTTGTGGTCAACCTCCATCTCCCGCTTCTGGAAGTCCCATTCCCGACGACCCTTCTCTACCTTAAGGGCTTCGATTTCCTCCTGGAGGTCGTGTATCTGCTTGAGTTTGCTTACGGCAGTCGCAGCATCCCCAAGTGCCTCCTTTACCACCGTCTCCACGGCAGTCCTTATTGCGCCTTCCAGTTCCTTGAGTTTCATATCCTTCCTCCTTCTATTGTCCTTTCCTCTCGACTATTCGCTTCCCGACTGCTCCTGAGCCCAAGCTTTGACCTTGGCATAAGCGTCATCCAGGTCCGCTATTAGGGCGTCGTTCTTGACCCCCAGGATTTCCAGAACCTTGGGCTTGCCTACCTTGAAATCCTTTAGGCAGGCGTTGTAAAGGTCGCCGAATCGCTTTAGGCTAGGCCCTTCCTCTGCGGGGGCCTTCTCGTCCTCATTCTGAGGGATACCACTCGGCGGAGATGAGGGCGGCGTCTCCGTCGATTCTGGCCGGCTGTTCTGTGCCAGTAGACGGTCAGCCATGCTCAGGAATTGGGGTGCTAACTCTTCGATGGCATCCATGAAATCCTTTTGCCTAGATGCCCATGCTTGAGTAGCCGCACCGAATGATGCTCCTACGAGTTCTGTAGCCCTACCGATAGCCCACTGGACTTGAATCCGCCGCTGCCTGTCATCACCATTTACTGGAGCCGGTGCCGCTTCTTTTGTGACGCCACCCCACTCCCACCAGTAGTCCGTCTCGTAGCGGGGATCGTCTTTCTTTGACCGTCCCCTGACCAGCTTGACGTTGTAGATTCCCCCAGGCTTCACTAGCCCAGCCTCGCTCTCCGAAACCCTCGTGAACACGACGGGGAACTTGGTGGAGAACTGGGCCACGTCGCCGGTGACTTTCCAGCCGTCTTTCTGCTCGGCCTTCTCTCTGACCGTTATGCTAACTATCCTCTCTTCAGCCATTACAGCACCTCCTCCTCTATAGCCACGATGAGTATGTGGGGGGCCTCATGATATGCCTTTATTTTCCAGCCCTCCTTCCTCAACCTCGTGATAGCCTGAGTCAAGCTACACGTACCATCCGTCTTATTACATTGCAGATCAGGATGGTAGATGCGCTTGACATCGCCTGGCTTAAGGCTTCTTAGGAAGGCCACGCTTTTAGATTGTGCACGACCATATTTGTACGGATTCCATTCTGCGTCTTCAATCCTGACTTCCATTTAGACCTCCTTAATCCCATGTCTTGCCGCATGGCACCGAGCGCACAGCTTCAGAAGGTTATCGTCGCTGTCGTACTCCAACTTGGTCTTGCCTTTCCTTCCTCCCATGCCCTTCCCGTGGATGTGATGGATAGTCCATCCTCTCCAGTCGGGGTTCGTCCGTCCGCAATCTTGGCAGCAACGGTCACGCTTCAAGATGCGCTTTCTGGTGGCCGGGGCTAGCATCATTTGCCCCGTATCAGCCGATAGACTTCCCGACAGGCTTTGAATATCTCCCACTCCTTGGAGAGATCGCCCATATCGTGGTGCTCAAAGGCCCCCGTCTCTTTGTCAAGGCGCAGAATCGCTACTCTGTCTGGTGGCTGGTAGTATTCCGCAGTACAGAGATGAGCATAGGCCGCAACTTGATACTTCGTGTCATCATAGAT